ATTATTGGGTATCAAAGCACGCGAAAATAACCTAAAAAATCCACTCTTACAAAGCAGGGCATTATTAATAATAGTTTGGAAATTATAGTTTCCAATACAAAATTTAATTATTTTGGACGCCCTACCCTATTTCCTTCTTATTTTAGCGTTTTTTCTTAATATTTAGGGGTATGGGAGTTTTTTCGCAGTAGGGCGGTTTGCCCCCACAGCAGATTTTTTAGGCTCAATTAATATTGATGTAATGATGTTATATTATATATAAAAGATACCCACAACAGATTTTTTAGGACCTAAAAGTATTGATGTAATGATGTTATATTATATTACAGACCCCACAACAGCTTTTATTATGCTATAATTATAAAAAGGAAACACAATGGCACTTATACAGAAAAGAATAGATGACTTCTTTGATAAATCAGAAGCACTAAAAACATTTAACAACTTGTGTCTTCATTTAGATTTAACAAAAGATACTTTTATAACAAAACTAAACGAAGACCCCACTACATACACAATGGCATTAGAGAGATGTGAGGCGTGGTTAATAGACAACGGGCTTACAAACCCTAAGAGTGGTAACTTTACGCAGTTCTTACTTAGACATCAGTTTGAGTACAATGACAACCAACAAGAAGAACAGAACACACCGAGTGAGATAGTGATTAGCCTTGTCTAACAAAGCAGCACTATCACTACTACCACACCAGCTGGAGTATCTGAACTCAACAACTAACACGATGTTAGTAGCTGGGTTTGGTTCTGGTAAATCCTATGCAGGGGTTATTAAGACTATCATACAGAAGTTGAAGCACCCTCAGCATAGAGTAGCAGTGTATCTGCCTACATATAACCTGATTAGAGATGTATCACTACCTATATTTACAGAAGCACTTAACAACCTCAACATAAAGTTTAAGTTGAATAAAGTAGATAAGACTATAACGATACCAAACAACTCTCAGATTCTCTTCCGTACTCTGTCAGAACCCGAATTGATTATTGGTTATGAAACAGCATACAGTTGGATAGATGAGGCTGACCTTGTGCCTAAAGACAAGATGGAATTAGCGTACAATAAGATATTAGGTAGAAATAGGTCTATAGAGAATGCACTGATAGATACTACATCGACACCTGAAGGGTTCAAGTGGTTATATGAGCAGAGTCAGAATGGTCGTTGGCATGTTATTAAAGCGAAGACAACAGATAATAAGTTCCTACCAGACTCTTATATAGCACAGCTAAGAGAGCAGTATCCTGAAGAACTTCTAGCAGCATATCTGAATGGTGAGTTTGTGAACTTAACATCAGGGTCAGTATATTCTCATTATGATAGATTTACTCACAGCACTGACAGAACCATCCGTCCCAAAGATGCCCTACACATAGGACAGGATTTCAATGTGGGTGGTTGCTGTTCATCAGTGTTCGTGATAGAGGATAACAATCCTATACTTGTGGATGAGTTCACATCTGCTGATACTTATGATATAATAGAGCAGATAAAACTAAGATACCCTAGGCACTCGAACATTACTATGTATCCAGATGCTTCAGGTTATCAGGGGAAGACGAATGCCTCAATGAGTGATATAGAACTGCTTCAAAGGTCAGGACTAAATATCAATGCTCCCAAAAGAAACGGTAAAGTAGCAGACAGAGTTAATGCTGTGAACCTACTACTTCAGAAAAACAGATTTAAGGTTAATCATAAGCAGTGTCCGAATGTGGCAAGAGCTTTAGAACAGCAGGCATATGATTCTTCAGGACAACCTGAGAAATTTGCAGGGGCTTCGACAAATGACGACTGGAATGACTCTATGGGTTATTTTCTGGTTAGAGTTTTTGGTATAATTGAACAAAGAGTAGCAAGACAATCACTGAGTTTTGGATAAGGATAAAAAGTGGCAACAGTAAATTTAAAAGATGCAAGAAAAGCTAACTCATCAGCAGTTAGTAGAGAACAGAAGTTCAAAGATAGATACAACATGTATCAAGGTAATTATAGGTATCAAGCTAAGGCACGACTAGAAGATATTTATGATAAAGCAGCACTGATTGGTATGGATAAGCAATTAGACATGACTAATAATGTATTTAGATCTATTATTGATAAAACATCTAAGGTTTATACTAATGGTGTCGTTAGAGAAATAAATGACCAGACAGTAGCTGACTACTATGATGATTTAAGAATTGACCAGTTTATGACACAGGCGAATAAGTATCTAAATGCTCTAAATGACCTAGTAGTTCAGGTTGTGTGGGATGAAGCTAATAATAGACCCAAAATGATATTTAGATACCCTCATAAGACTAGAGTAGAGCTTGATGAGTTTGGTGACCCTAAATCAGTAGAGTATTTTGTAGAAAACCTAGAAAAAGGTAAGACAAAGTGGGCATATTGGTCAGAAACAGAACATTATTATAGAGAATATGCGACAGATGGTTCGTATGAGAAAGATTCACTGAATGATGACGATGTTAACCCCTTTGGTTTCTTACCATTTATCTTTATGCAAAAAGGTTTTAGAGATGGTACATTCTTCGATGAGCATTCAGGGACAGATTTAGTAGAAACAACATTAGATAACTCTATTTATAACACATTCAAGAATTACCTGATTAAATGGCAGTCGTTTAAACAGATTGTAGTTGTAGGACAGAATGTTGGTGAGATTGATGGTCAGATGTTAGACCCTAGTTCAGCTATTACAGTGTCTGGAACAGATGTGAACTTCCAGTTATTAGACTTACAAGCGAATTTAGACGAATTAGCAGGTGTTTTAGATGCTTCAATCAGTAAAATTGCTATAAACTACAACATATCACCAGCACAATTTAAGATGACTAGTCAGGTATCTACAGGTTTTGCTTTAAAGATGGAAAATCAGTCTTTAGATAACATTACTAGAGAGAATCAGAAAGACTTTGTCTTATATGAGAGAGAATTGAACGCCCTGATTACTAAAATAGGTAATATGTACGGAAATAACTTCCAAGATGGCTTTATTATTGCTTTCAATCCGATAGCTTATCAAGAAAGAGACGAAGAGAAACTGAATGCTTACACAAGGTCAGTTGATTTAGGTCTTACAAACCCGATTGAAATTATTTCTAAAGACAAAAATATTCCTTTAGACAAAGCTAAAGGTATTTGGGAAGAGAATATTAAAATCAGGAATGATATGCTTAATAAATTAGGTTCTATAGAGATTAAAACCGATATAGAAGACTAATTATGGAGTTATTTGATAGAAATCAGGAGGAGATGGAAGCTCTTACTGATGAATTTGAAGACAGATTAGAAGAAATCTTCACTATTGCCTATCTATTAGCAAGTGCTGAGATTCTTCTTCTTACTTCTACTACATTAACTAAATGGGATTCTAGGTGGTCAAGATTACTACAAAAAGCTGGTTTCTATGAGTTATTAGAGGATTATGTGGTTAAATTAGACCTGATTGATAAGTCTGCTAGAGATATAGCTAAAGGCTCAGTTGATAAGACTAAATTAAAGCTATTAAAACAGCTTCAGCTTAAAGAATTAGAGAAAATAGGTATTGATGCTGGTCTGAAACTAAAGCAAGGTCTTTATAAACACATAATGGTTGGTATTACTCAGCAGGACCTTGTTAAAGCAATGGCTAAAGACCTACAAGGCTCAAGATACAAAAGCTATGCTAAGACATATGTATCGACAGCTATTAATGATTATAGACAGCTACTACTTAACGAAAGAGCTAAGAAGAACGATGTTTGGATTTATGATGGTATAGATGTTGATAATAAGACTAGAGATTTCTGTAAGTGTGTACTAAATCAGGCAGGTTACTTCACATATGACCAGAAGATAGCCATTGAGCTTAATCCTAAGAGAAGATATAACTGTAGACATGGTTTATTTCCTATTAGTGAAGAAGAGGCTATTAAAAATGGTTATAAGAAAGCTTCAGGGGTTTGTAAATAATGACTATTAAAACAAAGAGGAGCAAGAAGTTTCTTGACAGGATGTCTAAGTATATAGTTAGAGATGTTAAGACAGCTGTTGCTCGTTCTACTACACAGGTGATGCAATCTGTTAAAGCTCGTGTTAAAGACAATGTAAGTCACACAGGAGCATCTTTTAAAGAGTATACACCAGCTTACAAAAGGCATAAAGATTCTAAAGGTCTTAAAGAGCGTTTTGTTTACTCAGGTAAGATGATGAGGCAGATGGTTTGGCGAAGACATGCAGATGGTTTAGGCTCAAGGATATTCTTTCAAGGACTTGGTGATACTAAAGCAGCAAGAAATACTTTTGATTATGGTCGTGATTTTATGCGTGTTAATAAAGTGGAAAAGAACCTTATGCGTAGGGAAGTTTTAAAAGTTATTAGGAAATATACAAAATAAGACAGAGAGAAAAGGTAGTAACCTTCTGTCTTATTTTTGTTTCTTGTGTGAAGGAGAAACATGATGCTTATATCTAGTTAGTCAAAGTAACTGTCAAGTAAGTAAGTAATTGTATTGTAATATAACTTAATTATATCTTAAATTGTTTTAAGTTTTATGATATAATTACTTCAGTAAGAAATTACTACCTACTTTATATAAGGAAGTTCCAATGGGAAACACTGACCAACCAAATAGTGGTAATGAGAATACACCAGCTCCCAAATCGGTGGAAATGTCACAAGAAGCATTAAATGCTCTTATAGACAAGAAATACGCTAAAGGTGCTGAAGCAGCAAAAGCAAAGTTATTAGAAGAATTAGGAGTAGACTCGGTAGATAGTTTAAAGCAGACTATTGACGCACAGAAGACACTTGATGATGCTAAGAAGACTGAGCTTGATAAAGCTAATGAGCAACTAGAAGCAATAGTAGCAGATAGAGATAGACTTGCAACAGAGGCTGATAAAGCTAAGAAGCAAGGCCATATTAATTCTTTAGCTGCTCAACATGGTATTAAGGATGTTCAATATTTTGAGTACCTTTACAATCAACAGTCAGGGAATGAAGACTTTAGTGTGGAAACATTACTAGAATCTAACCCTGTACTACAAGGTGGGGCTAAAACAGCTCCTAAAACTGATACAAGTTCTAATAAGACAGACCCAGCTAGTACTAACTACGAAGGTTTATCATTTAAAGAGCTTGTTAAATTACAACAAACGCTATAAAAGGAATAAATAATGGCAAATACTTTAAAAACAACACTTAACGATAGTCAAGTAACTATCTTTGATGCAGCAGTAAGAGTTTCTGGTGAAGCTTACTTAGGTTTAGACAACTTCGTAACTGAGGGTGTATCTGTAAATGGTGCAGCTGTAGAATTTACTTACTACAATGGTTTATCTGAAGCAACTACTGCTTTAACTGATGGTACTGAAGCAACTGCTGTTGCAATGGCTGACTCTAAAGTTACAATTACTCCAGAAGAATTTGGAAATGTAATTACTACTTCAAGATTAGCAAACAGTTCAACTGCTGGTAAAGCAGATATGGGTGCAGCTAAATTAATTGGTAGAAACATGCCTGAGACTCAGTCTAAGCAATTCATTGGTGCTTTAGAAGGTGCTTCTAACTCAACTGCTGCTGGTACTGCTGGTACTTTATCTAACTTAGATTTAAGAGCTGCATTTGAAGCTTTAGAAATTGATTCTATTGGTAAATTTGGTTCAAGATATGTTGCACTAGTTAATCCTGCACAAATCTCTGATATTAAATCTGGATTCAACACAATCGTTCAATATACTGACTCTGAAAAAGCACTATCTGGTGTTGTTGGTGAATTAGAAGGTTTTGTAATCGTTTCTCACCCACAAGTAACTGCTGGTAATGTAGTATGTTTCGGTCAAGATGCAGTTGCAAAAGCAGTAGCAGTTGAGCCAGATATTACTATCGTTGAAGGTACTGATAATTTAGGAAGAACTAGACATTATGGTTGGTTTGGAATCTATAACTACGGAATCTTAGACGGAAACGCAGTACAAGAAATCACTGGTTGTTAATAATGAAAGCTTTAGCACTTAAAACGACTACTTGGTCTTGTAACGAGAATAAGTACGAGTGCGAAGCTGGTAAAGAGTTAGAGATTAAAGCCTCTGACCTTAACCAAGCTAAAGCAAGTAACTTATTTGAAATCAAAGCTCCTAAGAAGAGAAAAGCTAAAAAGGACATCTAATGGCACTTACACTTACTAATGCTGAGATTGTACTAGGTTTACCAATCATTACTGACTTTATAGAGAAAGCCAATGATGGGTCTACTACAACAGTTGAGAGTTTAGCTTGTAAAGGTTTAGATGAAGAAGAACTTGAAGGTGCTTATATTTGTTTCTTAAACGGAGCAAATGCAGGTGTTGACAGAATTATTACTGATTATACTAGTAATAATACTGGAACATTCACTTTTGATGCTTTAACAGACGCAGTAGATAATACTACTATGTTTGCTATTGTATTGAAGTCATTCACCCCAGCTGCTTTAAGAGCAGAAGCTGTTATGACTAACGACCTAAGAAATAAAGGTTTAGACATTGATAACTTCTTAACTACAAGTCAGTTAAAAGAACTTCACCTAAATAGAACACTAGCACACATCTGTTTTGCTAAAAGACAAGATGCTGACACTAATGACACTTATCATATTAACTATGAAGAGTTCATGGCTATGTATACAGCTGAGATGAATAATCTTACAGCTAACTACGATAGCAATGAAGATGGGTCAATTAGTACAAGTGAGCAAAACCAAGAGTTAAGTCAGATAGGGTTCAGCAGATGATTAAGTACTTAAAAGCTAAAGGCTATAAGTACACACTTAATGATACTCTGAATAACAAACAATTTAGAGAAGCAGAGATAGTTGTGGAGGTTGATGAGGAATTATCAACTTTCGATACAGTTATCTTTTCTACTACTAAGACTTATGAACTTTTCTTAGATTCAAAAGCTTTTGATATTTCTAAAGTACAAGATATTTTAGCAGAATTAAGAGATGAGACAGAGGTGGTAACTGGTCAGGCTTCAATAGAGAAGCAAGAGCGTGGTTATTTAATAACATTTATATTTAACATAGGAGATTAACATGGCAATTACAGGTCATTCAGGTTCAGTTACAGTTGCATCAGGTGCAATGGGTAACGCAAAATCATGGTCATTAGACATTAGTCAAGAGACTGCAGAAACTACAGATTTCGGTTCTAACGGATGGAAAGAAAGTACAGCAACATTAAAATCATGGTCAGGTTCAATTGTTTGTATCTTTGATGCAAGTGGTACAGCTGAAGGTGCTTTACAAACTGGTTTAACTGGTGGAAGTACTGTAGCATTAGAATTAATGCTTGGTGCAGGAACTGGTTCATACGATAAGTATTCAGGTAATGCGACTATTACTAGTCAAGCTGCTTCTTCTGATGTTTCAGGAATTGTGGAAGTTACTTTCAACTTTGAAGGTACTGGTGCTTTAACTATCGCATAGTTTTATAGTATCTATCACTTAGGTGGTAGGTATTATTAAGATTATTAAGATTATTAAGGAGTATATGAATGGGTGATAATAATTTATTAGTTGAGCTGTTAAAGGCTCAAGACAGTCTACAGAACATAGAATTTGAGATAAACAATAAGAAATTTGTTTATTACTTCAGGTATATGACATTGTTAGAGAAAACAAGAGTTGAACAAATGTGTATTAAAACAGTTACTACATTTAATGATGATGGTAGTAAAGTAGTTAAACATGAGAAACAAGACAATTTAACACCTATACATACTATCTTAGAGAAAGCACTAGATAAAAAAGGCGATAGAATATACTCACACACTAACCCAGAACACTTTAAAACAGTTAGTCTATTACCAGTACAAGTAGCTAGTGAAGTATCTTATATGATGACTGTAGATGTATTCGGTTCTATGAACCCAGAAGAAGAGGAACAAAACTAATGGCTACAGAACAAGTATATATAGACATAAGAGCTAACGGAGCTGTACAATCTGCTAAAAAGATTAAAGGTGTTGAACAGTCAGTAAAGAACTTAGATAAGACTACAGCACAGTCTTCAAAATCTATCGCATCTTCTTGGGATAGTATAGGTAGGGCAGCAGCATCAGCTGGTATTGCTACAGCAGCTGTATCGGCTGCTACGAAACTTGATGCTTTAAGAACAAGACTTGAGGTTGTTGAAGGTAGTGCTGATGCAGCAGACAGGAAGTTTAAAGAACTTAGAAAGACAGCAGACAGTTTAGGTATAAACTTTCAAGTATTACTAGATTCTTACTCTAAATTTAAAGCAGCAGCAGATGGTGGTACACTTAGTCAAGAAGCACTTAATGATGTGTTTATGAAGTTCACAAGAGCTTCAGCCGCTATGAAACTATCAGCTTTAGATACTGAAAGAGTATTTAGGTCACTTTACCAGATGGCATCTAAGGGTGTTGTATCTATGGAAGAGTTAAAGAATCAATTAGGAGATTCTTTACCTAAAGCTATGCCTTTAGCAGCAAAAGCAATGAATATGACAACACAAGAACTTATGAAACAGGTAGAAGCAGGTAAAATACTAGCCGAAGACTTACTGCCTAAGTTAGCTGATGCTTATGAGAAAGAGTTCGGGTCTAAAGTAGCAATAGCAGCTAGAAGTGTTACAGCACAATTACAAAGAATGGTAAATGCTTTTGTAGACAGTAAAGATGCTGTATTACTTTTCTTACAAACAACAGGGGTGCTGAAAGGTCTTACTGAAGTAGTGAATACTATAAGTATTGCAGCTATGGGAGCTTCAGTGTCTTTCCGAATGTTGTGGGATACTTTGTCTGGTTTAGAAGAGTCTTCTGAGGGAACTAAAAAAGCTCTTGCAGGTCTTGAAGAGATGTGGAGAAAGAGTTCGATAGGTGTTTTCACTAGGTCAGTTAAAGCTTTAGCTACAAAATATATGCCTATTTTAGGTGAGAAAATAACAGTTTTAGCGTCAGATTTAAGAGGTTTAATAACAGTTCTAGGGCTTACTTTTGCTTCTCTTACACTTATCAAAGTTATATCTCTGGCTTCTGCAACATCTATGAGGTTATTTGCAGGGTCTGTAGGTTTAGCAAAAGTTGTAACAACTTTACTTACTAAATCGGTAACTGGGGCAATACAAGCACTAGCAGGTTTAGCAATGGGTGTTGCTTATCTAACTCATGCAGACTTTAAAAAGTGGGTAGATAAACAGGTGGATTCTCTTATAGGGTTAGGAGATAGTTTCTCTGATACTCTAATGGATATAACAGATGAGGCAGCAGAGCTTCTTCATATGCAAGACATGGCTGAGTATAAACCTATCAAGTTAGAAGACCTTGTAAACATCTCACAAGGAGATGTAAAAAGTAAAATAGCAGAAATTAGTTCTTTACTAGAGGGCTTTAAACCAAAATATAAAGATGTGGAATACCCAAGAAAAGCAGAAGCTGGGAGTCTTGATTTTAATGTAGAGAAGCAGTTATACTACACTCCTGAGCAACAAGCAGAGATAGAAAAACTTAATGCCGACTTAGATGACTTAGTAATGGTACTTGAGGACACTACGGGTACTGTAGGTGATAAAATCAAAACTGAACTTGATGGCATGAAAGAAGGCTACAAAGAAGTAGCTGATCACTGGGGTGAGTCAGCTACTAGAATGAAAGACATCACAAAATCTGCTATGGATGGTATTGGTGACTCTATAACTAACATGGTTATGGGTGGTAAAGCTAACTTCTCTGACTTAACAAGGTCTATTGTAGCTATGATGGTGAAAATGAGAGTTATGCAAGCTATGACAGGTATGGGGTTCTTCCATGGTGGTACACCTGAAGTTAAACACTCTGGTGGTTATATTGGTGGTTCACTACCAAGTCATCATTCAGGGTCATTAAGACAAGATGAAAGAATAGCTAAACTACAAGTTGGAGAAGCTGTTGTGAATAGGGCAGGGGCTTCAAGAAACAGAGGTGCTATCGCAGCTATGAATGCAGGTCAGACTGTTGGTGGGCAAACAGTTCAACAAACAACAGCTGAGATAAAGTTTGAAGTAACTGCAATTGATAGTGCTAGTTTCAACAACTACCTTGTAGGAAATAGACAAACGATTGAGAATATTATCAACAGGTCTTTGGCTACTAATGGCTCAGTAAGACAAACAATTAAACAAGTAGTTTAGATGAATGATTTAACTTCAATACTATTAGACAATCACTCACATTTTGACATAGAGGAAACAGTAAAGACTGGTTCAGCTATGACTTTTGATAGCGGTAAAGAACAAAGAGTTGTAGGCGGTTCAATACCATCATTTGACATAACTTTGACATATTCAAACATCACTCTAGTTAAATATGAATCATTGAGAAGTGTTTATGAATCTAATTTTGCTAATACTTTCAAATGTTTATTCGATAACAGTATAGACAAAAGAAGTCAACTAATGACTAATGATGCTGAGGTATTTATATTTAAAGACTTTCAGTTCACAGCAGATGCTAAAAAGCCACAAATACTAAGTGGAAGAATAACTTTACTGAGTAGTGTGTTTTTTAACTTTAGTGCATATCAAGACTTATTTTCTCAGTCTAGTAGCTACACAGCAACGACTACAACAGATGAAAGCTTTATAGATGTATTGGAAGATGCACAACCAAATCAAGTAAGCTACAAGTACTCTAATCAGTCAATAATGAGCAATATCGGTATTAGTGGAAGACACATAAAAGACAAGGGACTTAAAAGAGCTTGGACTATGACTTGGTTACTAGAAGAAACTGATTTTATTAAGCTATTAACTTTCTATAGGAAAAAGAGTGGTATAATGGGAGAGTTTGGAATACCTGATAGGGGTTATGTACCACACGAATATTATACTTTACAGTTATATTTAAGTGGGTTGTATTTAGAGAATGTAGATGATTATATCAATAGTGATTTTTTAATAAATGAATTTTCAGATTTTCCTAACCCAGCCACACACTTATTGGTTGATGATGGTATATACACTAAGATTAATGCTAAATTTATGCAGGACAGCTTCAAATATCAAAGAAGACTTGATGGTTTATATCAATCAACAGCAGATTTTATAGAGGTGAGATAATATGGCAATACGAGGAAGAGATGCTAGAGTAAGATTTAATGGGACAAACCTAGGAAATGTTAAAACTTATAAGCTAGACATTAAGCAGGAGACTTTCAATGTCACTACTTTTGGGAGTTCTTGGAATAAGAAACAAGCAGGAAGAAAGTCTTGGTCAGGACAGTTAGACTGTTATTTTCAAGCAGGAAACAGTGCAGAACAAGTACTGATGAACTCTCTACTGACAGGAGTAGGAATAGATATGGCAGTCCATTTGGGAGCTGAAGGTCTTTACTCAGGGATAGTAAGAATAACAACACTTAACCAATCAAGTGAAGTTAGTGGTGTGGTTAAAGCAACTTTTGACTTCAAGGGTTTAGGCTTTATCTACATAGGCGAGTATATGGAAGATAGCAACAATTATATAGAAGAGGACTACTGGATATAATGAGTAAAACGATAACTAACAATGCAAGAAACAATGATGCTATAGCAATACTTCATTTATTCGAGTTTGATATGTATAATCTTGATGGGACTTTTAAAGAAACATTGAGGTTTACAGACCACGACATATTCGTAAATGATGGAGGGGTAGAATACACACCACTAGCTATTACTTTTGATAAACTTTCAGAGGACGGCTCAATGCAGTCTGATAGTATTAATCTATCAATAGACAATGTATCAGGAGCTTTAACAACTGAAGCTTTATCAAGTGAGTGGCGAAACAATAAATGCAAGATTGAAAGAGTTATTTATACACCAGCAAGTGATGTTATAGATAGCGAAACATACGAATATGGCTATGGAGATAACTTAGATACTTATCCTAAGCTAGATATCTCAGGACTATCTAAAGACCAGTACATACTATTTGAGGGGATTATTGATACTTTTAGTGCAACAGAGCAGTCATTAAGTGCCACACTAACTTCACTATTTACAAATTGGAGCAAGCCATATCCAAGCAGAACTTATAATCAGAATGAGTTTACTTCAGTAGTAGATGCTATTACAGAAACAGTCTATTGGGGTAGAGAGAAAGATGTCTAAGCATAATTGCTTTAGTTACTCTTACGAGCGATTAAAGTCTGTTTATGGGGATAGAATACCTAAGGAATGGAGATGTTACAGCGAGGCTGACTTTGAACATTTCAGCATAAACGCAAGCAAGTATTTGGCTAGAAAAATACACTACAGCTATTTTGAGAGCTTTTGTGATACTGTGCCTTTTGCACGGGAAAACGATATAATATTAACTAAAGATAGTATAGGAATTGCTATTAATCAATACAAGTATATGACTTTAAGACTAAGAAGTGGAAAGCCTTGCTTAGTTGATATAGAAAAAAAGGATAAAATAATGAGGGTACGAGATGAGTAAAGCAGTAAAAGTAGTTGCAGGAGTGGCATTAATATACTTTAGTGGTGGTCTAGCAGGTGGGCTAATGTATGGGGCGGGAGGTTTTACGGCAGGTATGGCTGGTGCTTATTCTGCTTCTGTAGGCGTTTCACTTTGGTCTGCAGCAATCACACTGGTTGGTGCTTCATTAGCAGGTTCAGCACTAGCCCCTGAGATGCCAGATACATTGGGAGCCGATGCTTATGCAGGTCAAAAATTACAAACTAAAAGGGACAATGTGTCGGCAGTACCTATTATATTTGGTGAAAACAGAGTGGGTTCTAATGTTATATTCCAAACTGCTAATAATTACGGGGGAAGCTCAAATAATAAGCACTATTGGGCAATTCAAGTATTATCAGAGGGAGAGCTAGAAAACTTTATTACTTTATATGCAGGGGAAGATGAAATGTCCTACAAGGGAAATTTTGCTTTTACTACTACTTATGCCCATTGCAGGGTATACCATACTTCAGGCGACTCAGGAACGGTATTAACAGCTACAGAATTTGCCAAGAATGAAGCAGGCGACATTATTAATGGACAAAATGCAGATTTAGCAAATGATAACTTTACTATTCCACCAAATGTGGCTTTTATTGCCGTACACCAAGAATATGATGCTACAGACAATAATCATACGCAACTAGATGCAATAACAGCAACAGTAAAAGGTCAAAAAATAAACGACATTAAAGATGATGTTGTAAATAATAATATTTACTACTTTTCTAGTGGTACTTATTCCTCTAGTAGCTCTGGCGAGTCTAATTTATTTGATGGCAATATCTCAACTACAGGATACAGAGTTGCAGGAGATAATTTATCATTAGATATGGACAACAGAATTCAATTCAATTCTACATCTCCTAGCAATCAGACTTTAATAATAAGTGCTGAGATTTATATTAAGACAGATATTGGGTTGGAAATATTTGCCAAGGATGCCGATGGAACATCTTTTGGCGACCCTGTAGTTGTGTCAGCAGGATATGAGGGCTGGATAACTTTAGACAATAGTGATGCCCTAGATTGGTATTCAGAGGAAGAGCTGTCGGACTATTGGGATATTATATTTACGGGGAGTGGAACAGGGTCAGACCTAGAGGTTGAAATTAGAGAAATTAGGAATGTTGAATGGCTAGAAAGAGATTATTCGTATAATCCTGCAAGTCAAGTATTGAATCTACTAACTAAAGGGTTAAATATACCACCAATATCTATTGATTATCCTAGCTTTATAAATGCTTCGCAAAAGTGTAGCTCTTACGGATATTCATCTAATATTGTATTTAATAGCCAAAGAAATATACAGTCGTGTATTGTAGATATTTTAGCTACTTGTAGAGGGCAAATAGTATTAAGCCAAGGAAAGTGGAAGCTAAAAATAGATGAAAAGGGGTCTTCAGTAGCGAAAGCATTAACAGCAGGAGATATTCTAAATGGATCACTTAATGTGTCTATGAAAGGATTTCAAGAGATAGCAAACAAAATAGAGCTAAAATATATTGAGCCTAATGATAATTGGTTAAGTGCTAAAGCGAGTAAAGAAGATAGCGACTTGATTGCGCTGGATGGACAATCTAATGTGAAAACTTTAGACATTAAAGGGGTTACTAATTCTCTACAAGCGAATAAGCTAGCTGAGATAACATTAAATTCTATGAGATATACTGAAGATGCTGAGGGTAATAGAATCAAGCAAGCACCACTAGCTATAAGCTTTGCAACTACTGTTAAGAATGCTGAATTAGAAGTTGGAGATGTGTTTGAATTACAACATGACTTATTAGATAGAGATAGAAAGTTTATCACACTATCTGTAGAA